CATCTGCCGGGCCTGTGCACGCTTCAGCGCCCAGGCGGGAGACAGTGGTTTCAGAATTGCGTCAATCGGATTCATCGGAATGTCGCCAGTGAATGAGTTCGTTTGCCTTTGGCGGCTCGTTGTTCAGCAAACACCCGGCGTTCAAGGCGCTCTCGCTCTTTCCGGATCTCTGAGAGATTGGCCCCGGTCCATGTGCGGCCGGCGAACTCGTAGGACTGCCCCTTCAGGATTCGCTTTTCTGCTTCGACGTAAAGCGGCAGCAATTCGCTGGCTGTACTCATAACCAACCTCCGGCGGGCTTGTGAACTTTTCCGGTCTTGCGCTTTTTCTTCGGCGGTGGTGCCGGGGTGTCGCTGTCATCATCTGGCTTGCGATATCGAGCCAAGTTGATGCCGAAATGCTGTTGCAGCAGCCGTATGGCCGCCAGGTTATAAACCGCGGTATCGAACGGCTCGTTTCGGCGGCCGCCCGCGTCCCACTCGATCTGCTTCCGGCCTTTGCGATAAACGACCTTCCGCCGCTCGTTGGTGAGCTGCTGGAAGTAGGTTTCGTCAAACTGCTCCGATACCGGCCAATGGGAGTAGCCTTCGCCCGGGGTCATAATCCGGAATCGACTGGTGATGATCTCCTTGGCGGTGTCCGTTCCAACCATGGTCAGGTACACGCCCTTGTCGTTTCGCTTCCGGGGGAAGTTCACCACCGGCTTGCCAGCCTGGCTGTGGCCTTTGATCGGGATGAACCGCCGAACGCCGTACTTCTTGCAGAAGGCATACACCTCATCAGTGAAGTGGCCACCCGAATCGAGCATGGCCAACTTCACATCATGCAGTGCTCCGGATGGGCTCTGGAACTGGCGGGTCAGCTTCTTGTAGAGCAAATCCCAGATCTCGGAGCGGGACAGGTCACCATAAAGCCGCTCGTAGCAGATCCGGTAGTTTTCCTCTCCGCTCACCCATGCAGTAACTTCCAGCTCAAGGCGGTCGTCCTGGGTGTCCACTGCCGCAGTAAGCACGCAGCTATCAACGGGAACTTCTGCCTGGTAGTGCTCGCGGCGCGCATACAGATGATCCGGCTCGACCTTCTCGCCTTCGGTGTCATCCCATGCTTCGCCGAGCGTGGTGTTTACAAAGGTCTTGAGCTTGCTCGGGTCGTTCTTCGCTTTGAGGAAGTCCGTAACAATCCGGCGCCAGGTGGTGAATTGGCTGTACGCAGTCCAGGCCCTATCAAAAGTGATCGACTCCGGCGCTTCCCGGCGCTCGCCGTCTTCGTCGAAGTAGTCAATGCCGTTTTTTGTCCAGCAGCCGGTGGACTCACAACGCCAAACAATTTTCTCGTGCTGGGCCTGCCAGTCGCCCTGGCTACCGAGCGTTCCGCAGTGCTCGCACAGGTACTGCACTGTTTTTGGGTTGTCGTCTACCCACTTAAATCCGAAATGCGCCTCCTTTCCGCCCCACTGAAGAACCTGCTCTTCATGACAATGTGGGCAAGGAATGAAAGGCTTTAAGAAACACTCAGCCTCTGAGGCTGCCTTTGTGATCTGGCAGGTTTCCATAACCTTTGGAGTAGACCCGCGTACTGACTTCGGGAAAACCGAACCCTCGATCCGCTTGTCGCCAAGAAATGTCGGAGAACCCTCTTTTTCTATGTCAGGCTTGAATGCTGCGAGCTCGTCATACAGGACAACATCAACCGATTTTTCCCTGTAATTTTTTGCTGCGTCGCCGCCAACGCAATGCAAAAGCTTGCCGTTGCTGAAACGCTTCAGAATTAACGTGTTATCCCGATGCTTTTTGCCATACCAGGGCGCCATTGCTTTGACCGCCGGCACATCCCGGATCATTGTCTCCACGCTGGTTTTCATGAAGCCTTCCGCAGCTCCATCAGTAGCCTGGAAAATCAGAAGATTTCGAGACTTGTGCTCCGTGAAATATCCAAGAGCAGCTCGCAGCATCTGCGAATAACCAATGCGGGCGGATTTGACGATGTTGACATATACAATGTCATCATGCCCGATGGCGTTCATCATCGCCTTCTGAAACGGGAGGGTTTTCCAGCGGCCCTCGATGTAAGAGCTCTCGGAGGACAGATAGAAGTGCTCATCCGCCCACTCAACCAGAGTCATTGGCTCAGGTTTTTCAAACGCCTTGAGACCGGCGCGGGTCGCCTTCTGGATATTCTCAAGCTGCGTCTTGGTCAGCGAGATAGTCATCCAGGAAGAGCTCCAATGATTCACCGGTGCGGGCAATGGCGTTCTGAGCCTTTACCACATGGCGCTTGATTGCTTCGATCACCTGATTCTCAAGCTCCGGGTGTCGGCGCTTGATGTTCAGCGGGAGGCTGTCCAGTTCGCCGGAGGCTTCGCCAGCGATCTTTGACAGCACCAGGGTGATGATCTCGACAGGGGCTGTTTTGCCCTTGGCGATTTCGTTCTTGATCTCCTGACCATCGGCCTGGGCCCGGGTCAACCGAAGTCGCTCGAAGTCCATGGTGCCGGGCTCATATTCGAGGTCGTCAGGTTGGTATGTTGATGCCTGGTGGTCCAGTCGATTATTGAGCACCGAACGAACGTCGAAATACTTTTCGCGGCCGATACTCGCAACGGGCTGGACGCCCCATTTATCAAAGGCTGTCGTGGAAATGCCGAGGCTTTTTGCCATCTGCGATTTGTTGAGCCAGTGAGGCTCTTTCTTAGCCCTCTTTGACTCAGTCATCTAAACAACAACCTGCCTCAGAAAAATTTCGTAAATAGCGAAATTCCGCGCTTCCACGCACCCATGACGGCCACCCCCGCCAGGAGTACCTTTTTTCGGCTGGCGGGAGTGGTCGCGGTAGTCATGGGACGATTCCTCAGTTGTAGTGCGGAACCAGGTATGCGTTGACGCCGGTCATGCTGCCAGCGGATCCAGAGCTAACGGCCCGGAGGGTCTGACTATTACCGACTCGGATTACCTTGCTGGCGTTCTCGGTAAACGTTCCTCCCGGGATGTCCTCGAACACTCCCGACTTCTCATTCTTGATCTGAACCTTCACGCTCTGCCCGCCCCAGGTACTGGCGGAAACGTGCAGGTAGGATGCAGCTGTAGCGGTCTGGATTTCATTGCCAGTCTCACCGCCGCCGGCGTTGGTCAGGCTGTGGTATTGGTTACTCATGCGATTGCATCCTCGATAGCGTCAGAGATAGCTGGGGTAAGCGCGGCGCCCACTGCGCCATCCTGGGACGACACCACCACGCTGCCATCCGAAAGCCCGGTCGTATCAACGCTTAACGCTGTCGTAGCCCCATCTAAAGCCACAAACCAAACGTCAAACACCCCGATATTGTCCGTGCTCAAGTTCGCGAGCGAATCAATCGCCAACTCCGAATCCGTGAACACGATTTGCTCACCGACACCCGGTTGGGTTGCCCACTGTTGGAAAATGTATGGATCAAAGCCGGTGGCCAGCGCTACGTCAGTCTTCCCCGCAGGCGCGTCATAAAGGCCAGCTGCCGTTGCGCCTGCCCCTGGGGCAGCCGGCGCTCCCTCAACTGAGTAGGAAATTGCCTCGGTAGAGCCGTTCGGCCGCACATGCCGCAGCGTGTAGTTGCCGTCAGCGCCGGTCACCACGCCATCAATAGCAACAGTCAGCGAATCTGGGTACTCGATCTGATCCCCTGTCGCGGGAGTGGTGGTAAACGAGGCATCGCCTGCCCAGCCGGTTAGACTGCGAAACAGCCGGCCGCTCACCGGAATGTAATTACCTGCTGTAATCGCCATCAGGTGCCGAGATCCACAGTGATGCTTCCGAACAACAAGCCCTGTGCAGTGCCGGAACTTGGAAGGCTTGGCATGGTGCCGGTGGCGGAACCGGTGCCGTCGCCGTTATCGTTGATAGTCACTGGCACCGTGATGCTGTTGTTGTTGCTATCAGTTATGGTGACGGGGCTAACTGGTACAGCAGCATAGTTGCTGTAGTTCAGAGTGAAACTGACGCCTGGCCGAAGATCGGCGGCCAGGGAAACCGTTGGGGATTGGGATCCCCACGCGGCAGCCAGATCCGTAAACCCTATCAGCGTGCCGTTGTTGCCAAGCGCCCCGGTATCGTTAATGGCGGTACCTGTGCCCTCGTCAAGCAGGTAGATGCTTGAGTTGGCCGGGGCGGCGAGATCCGTCAGTTTCACGGAGTGCAAAATGGCGCCGGTAGGTAGAAACTCGGAATTTCCGCCGCGACTACCGAGGTGCGTTACGGTGAAATCGACGAACTCCTTACCGGCATCGAGGCTCAGCGTCTCACTTGGCGTGACCTCGTCATCGTGGTAAATCTCGATGGCTGTACTGCTAACCACGCGAGCCCGAATCTTCTTGGTAACCTGATAAACGGGCGTGACAGATAGCACCTTGAACTGGACGCTAGAGGATGGGCCTTCGTAGTGAATCCAATGGTTTCCGTTACCGATTCGGATCGAGCCTTTGTTGTCGTTCTTGCCGATCAGCGAACCAAAGACGTTGTATGCCTGTTCGCCCGGGAACTCGAACTCAACCTCAACCTCAAAGTTAAACGGATCTGTCGGCGACCATGGCGCCGCAAGGGCGACTGTTCCCGCGCCATCAAAGTGTAGGGACATTAAACAGCCTCCCGAATCAGGAATCCTTGGGTGTATTGTGTGTCGTCGTTGACTGCGAACACATAAACCGAATCAGAGGCCTGCAGATTTCCTTCTTCTACCTGAATCTCGATGCCGGTACTGGTGCGCGTAACCTGGCGCTGAACGACCAACTTGGTGCACGCATCCATCGTCGGGGCGTTGCCGAGCTCTACCCGCTCAGGGGTGTCGTTCACATAGATGCAATCGGCCCAAACCTTCAGATTTGGAATGCCCAGCTGGTAAAACGGCAACGTTGCGTTTAGGAAATCAAAGCGCTCAAGGGCGGCCACACCGCCATAAGAGTCTGTATAGGGAATCGTGGCAGGACAGAAGAACGAAAGTATATCTGTCTCAAGGGATGGATCGGTGTAATCCCGGTTCGTGGGGATCTGCCGGTTCGCCAAGTGGTCGATGATTCGCGCAAACCGCTGGCCATTTGACCCATCGATAGGATCAGGTAGCCGGGCGAACAACATGTGCCGGTTCCACTTTCTGTCCATTTCATCGCGGACAGAGTTTCGCGCCCAGCCACCACCGTGAACGGGGTCCGAGAATTCTCCCGCGTAATTCCCTCCAAAGCCGTCAATACGGAATCCTGGATCAACGCCGTTATTGAAGCTGGCCAGTTGATGGACGGCCTCGGGAGCGCCTCCGTGGGCGCCCTCTCTACTGAGAAGACGCATGAATTTTATCTGGGGGCCTACGTTGGTGTTGTCCCAACTGCTAAGGTCGGCATATATCTCTGCTGACAGAAACAAGGCTTTGGAGCGCTGCGGCAATCTTATGGTGTGTCGGGTGACTCCAGAATTCCCCGCAAAGTCTGCCAAGAGCGATACGCCGGATTTCCCGAACGACCGAGTGTTGTCGTGGGTGTAGCCGGTACCACTGGTCTCCCCTGAGAAGCCGACAATCGCATCATCTACCTGGCCGAGTTTGGCGGCATCGCCCGTGATATAGGCGAGCTGTCCGTTGCGCTTAGCGCTGAATGAGCCGGACAGATTAATACTATTGCCCTGGCCAAATGACCCGCTAACAGCCGTGATTGCCGGCGCCCCACCAATGATAACGCCGCCGCCACTATCACCCCTTGAGCCACTCCTGAGATCGGATCGAGTGGCAATCT